TGGAAAATTAAATACTTCAACAGATGCAATCACTTGGACTTTAAGAACTTCTGGTACTGGTAATACTATTAATGCACTAACCTATGCAAATAATACTTATGTTGCTGCTGGTAATAGTGGAGTCTTAGCAACTGCTACTCAAACATCTTTAACCACCTTAGGTCTTGGACTTTCCACATCCACCGACTCAATTTCTTGGGATGCTAAAATACCTGGATTTGGTGCTAATGCAGTTCGTGCATTAACTTATGGAACTCTTTACGTTGCTGCGGGTGATGCTGGTCGTTTATCAACATCCGTAGATGGAAGTAACTGGATTATAAGAACATCAGGATTTGCTACAACTGGAATCAACTCATTAGTATATAATAATGGTGTTTATCTTGCTGCTGGTGCGAGTGGTAATACAAGAAGTTCTACCGATGCAATCGTATGGATTCTAAGGTCATCATCATTTACATCACAAACAATCAATACACTTGGTTATGGAAATAATATCTATGTTTATGGTGCTGCTGCTGGAGTCACTGGAACAACAACTCAAAACATCTTATCTGGTTTTGGAAATGGTGCCTATTTCTCCACATCAACAGACACCTTATATTGGTTCCTTCGTACAACAAACTCTGCAATTCAAACCATTAACTCTATCGGGACCAGTAATGATTATATTGTTGCTGGATGTACTGATGTAATTGGTAATGGTGGTATTATTTCAGTTACCACAGATGCAATCAACTGGTTATTGAGAACTTCTGGTTTTGGTACTGCAACAATTAACTCTATCGTTTATGGTAGTGTTTATGTTGCTGGTGGTAATTTAGGAACTCCTACGGTTCAATGGACTTTAAGAACTTCTGGTACTCTTACTGTTCTTTATGCTATTGCTTATGGAAACACTACTTATGTGATTACTGCTCTTAATGGATACTTAAGTACTTCAACAGATGCAATCACTTGGACTTTAAGAACTTCTGGTAATGGTGGTATTACTTTTTATGCTGCTAATTATGCGAACAATACTTATATAATTGCTGGTCTTAATGGAGACTTAAATACTTCAACAGACGCAATCACTTGGACTTTAAGAACTACTGGTACTACTAGTACTTTTAATGCTCTTACTTATGGAAATAATACTTATGTTGCTGGTGGTTTTAATGGAGTCTTAAACACCTCAACAAATGCAATTGTATGGACTTTAAGAACTTCTGGGTTTGGTTCTAACACTAATACAATATATGCCGTTACTTATTCAACTTTTTATGTTGCCACTGGTCAAGGTGGAAAATTAAATACTTCAACAGACGCAATCACTTGGACCGTAAGAACTTCTGGTAATCCTAATACTAATCTTGCTCTTACTTATGGAAACAATACTTATGTTGTTGCTGGTAGTGCAGTCTTAAGTACTTCAACAGATGCAATTACCTGGACTTTAAGAACTGCTGTTGGTGTTAATGGCACTACTTTTTACACTTCTACTTATGAAAACAATACTTATATTGCTGCTGGGAGTAGTGGAGTCTTACACACTTCAACAGACGCAATCACTTGGACTTTAAGAACTTCTGGTACTGCTAGTATTATTACTGCTCTTACTTTTGGAAATGATCTTTATGTTGCTGCTGGTCATGATGGATACTTAGCAACTGCTACTTATTCAAGTCTTACTGACCTCGTACAAAATGGTGTTCTTCAAACATCCACAGATACAATCACTTGGACTTTTAGAACCACAACAGATACATCAAATTCAATTAATGGTCTAGTGTATACTGCAACACCTTCACCTAATTATGTTGTGGTTCGTAATTCTGGAGCAATTAATACTTCTACAAATGCAATTATTTGGACTGCGCAAGGAACAATAGTATCAAATACGACTCAAAACCTTAATGTAGTTATTTATGGTAATAGTCTTTATATTGCTGCTGGTGGTGGTGGTGTAATTACAACTTCCACTGATTCAAATACTTGGTCTTTAAAAACTTCTGGTAGAACATCAATTCTTCGTGGTCTTTCTTTCAGTGGTTCTACTTATATTGCAAATGGAGACTCTGGAGTTATTTTATCTTCAACAGATACAATCACCTGGATTTTAAGAACTGCAAATACTGCTCAAAACTTATTGGGTGATGTGGGTGTCGGTAATACCTTTATCACTGCAGGTGCTTCTGGTGCTGTTTCTGCTTCTCCAGTTCGTCTTGGTTCTGGTGGTAATGGAGGTGGTGGTGGTGCATCAGTCACTTTGGAATTAGATAAGACTCAAATTACAGGTTCAACGATTTCAGTAATTGTTGGTTCTGGTGGTACAACAAGTACAGCAGGTGCAGGAACCACAGTATCTTGGGATGGATCGGCAGGAACTTATACGATTACTGCGAATGGTGGTTCTGGTGGTACTGCTTATGTTGTTGGTGCTGGTGGTACGGTTCCAAATACAAACTTCAATTACCTAAGAGCAAGTGCGGGTGGTGCTAGTGTTTCTGGTCTTTATCCAGGTTCAACACCAGCAGCACCAGCAGTAACACTTGCATATCAAACAACTGGTGGTGGTGGTGGTGCTTATTCAATTGAGTATAACCAATTTAGTGGTGTTCTTGGTGGTCTTGGTGGAACACTGAACTATTATGGCAACACAATTAGTGCAACAAATAATCAAATACCAGGAAGTTCTGCTTTAAGTATTTCTGGACTTTCTTATGGTGGTGGTGGAAGTGGTGGAGGTGCTGCAAGTAGAGATGCACTATTCTGGACTTTAAGAACTGCTAATTTTTCTGGTGTTGGTATTAATGGTCTCACTTATGGAAACAATACTTATGTTGCCGGAGGTATTAATGGAATCCTAACTACCTCAACAGACGCAATCACTTGGGTTGTAAGAACTTCTGGTACTGGTAGTCCCATCAATGCACTGACTTTTGGAAACAATACTTATGTTACAGTTGGTGATGTTCCAATAACTACTTCAACCGATGCAATTTCCTGGACTTTAAGAACCTCTGGTATTGGTGCCCTAAGTATTTTTTCACTCACTTTTGCAAACAATACTTATGTTGCTGGTGGTACTAGTGGAAGATTGATTGTTTCAACAGACGCAATTTCTTGGACTTTAAGAACTTCTGGTACTACTAGTACTCTTTATACTCTCATTTATGCAAACAATACTTATCTTGCTGGTGGTGCTAATGGAGGTTTAAATACCTCAACAGATACAATTACTTGGACTTTAAGAACTTCCATTGGTTTTGGTCTCGGTGCTATTACTGCTTTTACATTTGCAAACAACACTTATCTTGCTGGTGGTACTAGTGGAGTCTTAAATACCTCAACAGATGCTATTTCTTGGACTTTAAGAACTTCTGGTTTTAGTGGTAGTCAAATCCAAGCACTCACTTTTGCCAATAATACTTATGTTGCTACTGGTGGTAGTGGAATTTTAAATACCTCAACAGATACAATCGTTTGGATATTAAGAACTTCTGGTTTTGGTTCTAATCAAATTAATGCACTCACCTTTGCAAACAATCTTTATGTTGCTGGTGGTGCTTCTGGTGCTCTCACAACATCTCCAATCGCATCAGCAGGCACAGGAGGTTCTGGAGTCAAAGGTGGTGGAGGTGGTGGAGGTGGTTATGATGAAGTCACCAACTCTGCAGGTTCTGGTGGAACTGGTGGTGATGGTTATGTTCGTATCAGTTGGGTATAAGGAGGTAAAAAAATGTCTACTTTAAATTCTAATTCTATTTCTGGTATTACGACAACAATTTTTAATTCTACTGATATAGTCAACAAGGACTATGTAGATGCAAATGTTCAACCACTACCATCACAAACTGGAAATGCTGGTAAATTTCTTACAACAACTGATGGAACAAATACTTCTTGGGATTATGTCTCCAACTATGAGGAATTTACAACAACTGGAATTAGTACTTTTAATGTTCCAAGTTATTCTAATCTTTTGTATATTGAAGCAGTAGGTGCTGGTAGTGGTGGAGGTGCAGGGCAGACAACAGCACAGGCAGGAGTGACTTGGACTTTAAGGACTTCTGGGTTTAGTTCTAATTTTAGAACTGTTACTTTTGGAAATAATCTTTATGTTATTATTAGTGATAATGGAACCTTAAGAACCTCAACAGATGCAATTGTTTGGACTGCAAGAACTTCTGGATTTTCTTCAAGTTCTATGAGTACTCTTAACTATTTAAATAATATTTATCTTGCTGGAGGTAGTACTGCAATATTAAGTACTTCAACAGATGCAATCACTTGGACTTTAAGAACTGCTTCTGGAATTTCTAATAGTCCTGTTGGTTTTACTTATGGGAACAATTTTTATGTTGCTGTCGCAAACCAATCGGAATCTAATATAATCGTATCAACAGATGCAATTACTTGGACTTTAAGAACTTCTGCTATTGTTAGTTTTGCGTCTCCGTCTTCTGTTATATACTCAAACAATACTTATGTTGTTAGTGGTTCTAATGGTGCCTTAAGCACCTCAACAGATACAATTGCTTGGGTTTTAAGAACTTCTGGTACTGCTCAAAATCTTAACACACTCACTTTTGGAAATAATACTTATGTTGCTGCTGGTAGTAGTGGAGTCTTAAGCACCTCAACGGATACAATTGTTTGGATTTTAAGAACTGCTAGTTTTGGTACTAATACTATTAATGCACTTACTTATACAAATTTTTATGTTGCTATTAGTGATATTGGAGTCTTAAATGCCTCAACAGATGCAATCACTTGGACTTTAAGAACTTCTAATTTTGGTAGTAGCAATATTCAAGCACTCACCTTTGGAAACACTACTTATGTTGCTGTAGGTGGTGCTAATAATACATTAGCAACCTCATACTCACAAGCATCCGGATCGGGGGGAGGTGCAGGTTCTTATACTTCCTGGTATATTCCAAAAGCAATTGTATCCTCAAATCTTACAGTCAATCCTGGTGTTGGTGGAACAGGAGCAACCACAGACGCAGCAACAGGTTCAGCAGGAGCAGGAACTACAATATCCTGGACTGGACCTGGAGGAACTTATACCATCACTGCAAGTGGTGGAGGTGCTGCAGGTGTCGCAGGAACAGCACAAGTAGCATCTCAATCAAGTTTTTATTATACAACTGCTGGAGGTTCTGGAGCACTTCAAACACCAATCGGTGCTGGACTCACAGCAACCACACAAACCAATCAATTCCAACCAACGGGAGGTGGAAGTGGTGCTGGTTCTACAGCATCTGCAGGAGGTTCTGGTGGTGCTATTAATGTTTATGGAATCTCAACATCGGCATCTGGTGGAAATAATACAGGAACCAATGGTACAAATGCCGTTGTAATCTCTGGACTTCCTTATGGTTATGGGGGAGGTGGTGGTGGTGCAGGAGTTGAAAATTGGTCTTGGACTTTGAGAACTACTGGTACTACTAGTGGTCTTAATGCTCTTACTTATTCAACATTTTATGTTGCTGCTGGTGATAGTGGAGTTTTAAACACTTCAACAGATGCAATCACTTGGACCTTAAGAACTACTGGTACTACCGGTAGTTTTAATGATCTCATTTATACAAATAATCTTTATGTTGGTGGTGGTGATGGTGCAAGATTAAATACTTCAACAAATGCAATTCAATGGACTTTAAGAACGACCGGTCTTAATCCCTCATATGGTATACAATCCTTAATATTTGATAATAGTAATTATTTTACTATCAATGTTTTTAGTGATTTGGCATCTTCAACCGACACAATTTCTTGGACTTTAAGAACTTCTGGTTTTAGTGCTTCTAATGAATTACATACTCTTCTGTTTGGTAATAATGTTTACCTTATTGGTACTTCAGGAAGATTAAGTACCTCAACAAATGGAATCCAATGGACTGCAAGAACTGCTGGAGCTAGTTTTACTCCTACTGATAGTCTTTATGCAAACAATCTTTATATTGTTGTTGGTCGTACTGGAAGATTGATTACTTCAACAGATGCAATCACTTGGACCTTAAGAACTGGTGGTTCTGGTAGTGCCCCCCAATATACGGATATTACTTATGGGAATAATAATTATGTTCTTAGCGGTACTTCTGGAATCTTAAACACTTCAACAGACACAATCACCTGGACTTTAAGAACTTCTGGTTTTGGTGCTAATACTATTAATGGAAGTGTTTTTGGAAACAATACTTATGTTGTTGCTGGTGCTAGTGGAATATTAGCAACTTCACAAGGAACTGCAATAGCAGCAACTGGTGGTAATGGTGCTCGTGGTGGAGGTGGAGGTGGTGGAGCAACCACTGGACCTTCTTTTGGTAATGGTGGTAATGGTGGCAATGGTTATATAAAAATTACTTGGTGGTAATAAATACTTTGAAGGAGACTGGAAGTAAATGGCGACTCTAGACAGCAATAAGGTTATTGATGTTAGTGTAGTATCTGGTACGACTGATGCTGTAAATCGACAATATATTGATGATAATGCTCTTCCAAGTTTAACTGGAAACTCTGGAAGATTTTTAGCAGTTTATCCTGGTGCTGCTTATTGGATTTCAAGAACTTCTGGTTTTGGTAGTAATACTATTAATGACATTACTTTTAGAAACAATACTTATGTTGCTGGTGCTCTTAATGGAGTCTTAAACACCTCAACAGACACAATTCATTGGACTTTAAGGACTGCTAGTTTTGCTACTGAGACTATAAATGCTCTTACTTATTCGACATTTTATGTTGCTGCTGGTGGTAATGGAAGATTAAACACCTCAACAGACGCAATCACTTGGGAATTAAGAACTTCTGGAGCATCATTAATTGGACTTAATGCTCTTATCTATGAAACTTTTTATGTTGTTGCTGGTGATGGTGGAGAGTTAAGAACCTCAACAAATGCAATTCAATGGACTGCAAGAACTGGTGGTGTTGCTATTTCATTTACTGAAATTTTATATAATAATTCTATTTACTTAATTGTGGGAAGTAGTGGAGGGGCAATTACCTCAACAAACGCAATTACTTGGACCTTAAGAACTTTTGGTTTTGGTGGTAATAGTATTAATGACCTTACTTTTGGCAACAATACTTATGTTGCTGGTGGTGCTAGTGGAATATTAAATACTTCAACAAACGCAATTACTTGGACACTAAGAACTTCTGGTTTTGGTAGTAATAATATTGATGCTCTTACTTTTGCAAACAATACTTATGTTGCTGGTGGTCTTTCTGGAATATTAAACACTTCAACAGACGCAATCACCTGGACTTCAAGAACTTCTGGTACTGGTAATCAAATTATAAATCTTACTTTTGGAAATAATCTTTATATTTTTTCTACGGGATCATCAATTTCAACCTCCCAAGCAACTCAAAAAATCTGGGAACCCATAAATGCTACAACAACCATACCAACAGACCCAGTATCATATAAAGGTTCTCAAGAATTTACATCAACTGGAGCACAAACTTTTTATATTCCTCCAACAGCAACCACATTTTATATTGAAGCAATCGGTGGTGGAGGAGGTGGAGCATCAGGACGATATACAGGAACAATAGGTTCTGGTGGTGGAGGTGGTTCTGGTGCTTATAATTCTTGGTTGATTCGTCGTGGAGAACTTGGAAATGCTTCTACGATGACTGTGACTCCTGGTGCCGGTGGTCGTGGTGGAAACAATCGTGGAATGAGTACCAGTACTAACGGAATTGTATGGACTCACGTTCCTGGTGGTTCTAAGTTTGGTACTAGTGATATTAATACTCTTACTTATTCGACATTTTATGTTGCCGGTGGTGCATCTTCAGTATTAAGTACTTCTCCTGATGGTACTAACTGGACTTTAAGGACTGCTAGTTTTGCTACTGAGACTATAAATGCTCTTACTTATTCGACATTTTATGTTGCTGCTGGTGGTCGTGGAAGATTAAACACCTCAACAGACGCAATCACTTGGACTTTAAGAACTTCTGGAGTTAGTTCTAATGCTATTCAAACACTTACTTTTGGAAACAATATTTATGTCTTGGGGGGTGCTTTTTCTGCCGGATCTCCAGCAATAAATGTATCAACTGATGCAATTAATTGGACTTTAAGAACTTCGGGTTTTGGTTCTAATAATATGCTTGCTCTCACTTATGGAAACAATATTTATGTTGCTTCTTCTGGTACTGCAAACCTAAGAACATCAACAGACACAATTGTATGGGTTTCAAGAACTTCTGCTGGTTCTGCTAATGCTCTTATTTTTGTAAACAATACTTATATTGCTGGTGGTGTTTCTGGAATCTTAAACACTTCAACAGACACAATCACCTGGGAATTGAGAACTGCTGGGTTTACTAGTACTATTCGTGCTCTCACCTACACAAACAACCTCTATATAACAGCAGGAAATTCTGGATTTTTAGCATCTTCCACAGACACAATCACCTGGACTCAAAGAACCTCACTGTTTAAGGCATCAATCATTTACGCACTCACATACGGAACCGTCTTTGTTGCTGGTGGTGCTACTTCTGGTGGTGGTTCTAGTGGAGGTTCTTCAACGGTCACTTGGACTGGAAACACTCCAACAGGCACTGCGACTTATACATTAACTTCTAATGCTGCTTCTGGAGCAAGTGATACGGGAACCACAGCAGGAACCGCAGGAGCAGCAGCATCAGTACTTCTCAATCCTCTTTATGCAACTGCTGGTTTTGTTGGATCTGCTGGACTATCAGCAGCAGCAGTCTCTAACTCTTCTACACCAACAAACTCCAATCAAGTGAGTGGTGGTGGAGGAGGAGCATTTGGTTCATTCCCAGGAGGAAGTGGAACCACTTTTTATTATGGAAATACTTATACAAATAATGGTGGAAGTAATACTGGTGGAAATGGTAGTGATGGTATTGATGGAACTTATACGGGTTCTTATGGTTCTGGTGGAGGTGGTGGAGGTGCTTTGAGTACTGGGTTGAATAATTGGTATGCAAGAACTAGTGGTACTTCTTCTAGTATTAGTGATATTCTTTATGTAAATAATACTTATATTGTTTGTGGATCATCTGGCGTCATTAATACATCAACAGACGCAATTACCTGGACTCTAAGAACTTCTTCTGCTAGTTCATCATTGCCAATTTGGTCACTTGCATATGGAAATTCTTTAGCCACACCAACTTATATTGCCACTGGTCAGAGTGATTACTTAGCATCATCAACGGATGCAATAACTTGGACTCTTAGAACTCATGGAAGTGCAAGTGGATTATTTGTGATCACTTCTATTTTTGTGAACGATATCTTTGTTGTTCCAATGGAAAATGGAAGATTAAGTACATCGACAAATGGAATTCAATGGACCACAAGAACCACAGGACTTCTTAATTCATCAACTAATTTGCATTATATAAACTTTGCGAATGGTGTTTATGTTGTTGCCGGTCAAAACGGACTTATAATTACATCCACTAATGCAATTGAATGGACATTAAGAACCTCTGGGGTTACTACAGGACTTGGTGCGATTGGTTCAGGTAATGGAATTTTATATGATAATACTAATCATATTATTGCTGGTGCTTCTGGTGCTTTAAGAGTATCAACAAATGCAATTGTTTGGACAGCAAGAACTTCTGGTACTACTTCTACTCTTTATACACTGAATTACGAAAATAACACTTATCTTGTTGCTGGTGATTCTGGTGCTTTAAGAGTATCAACAGATGCAATTGTTTGGACAGCAAGAACTTCTGGTACTACTGCTGCTATTAATGGCATCATTTTTCCAAACAATAACTATCTTGCAGTAGGAGGATCAGGAACTATTATTACAGCAGAATCAACTACAGCATCAGCAGTAGGAAATGGTGGTAATGGAACCAGAGGTGGTGGAGGTGGTGGAGGTGGATACTCTGCAGAACAAAATATATTTGGACTTGGTGGTGATGGTGGTAATGGATATGTAAGAATTACCTGGTGGTAAAACTTGACTACATATGGTATAATAAGTTTATTATGACTTTATTTTATGCCCCTGAATTATACGAATCAAACAACAAGTACAAGTCTTAAAGGAAAAACAATTGCTTTCTGTCTTCCGGGATTAATGTATTCTGGAACATTTATGACGCAATTTGTAAGATTGCTCTTTGACCTTAATCAACAAGGAATTAATTTTTATATCTCTCAACAATACAGTTCAATGGTGAATCACGCCCGAACTGATTGTTTGCAGGCAGATAATTATGCAGGAACAATGCTGACTCCTTTTAGGGGTCAAGTTCCTTATGATTACCTTATGTGGATTGATAGTGATATCATCTTTAAGACAGAAGACCTTTTGGAACTTCTTAAAATGAATAAAGACATTTCTGCTGGTTGGTATGTTCAGTCCAATGGTGGTATAATGTCTAATCAATCTACAGTTGTAGAACACTCAAACAATCAACAACTTTACGAAAAAGGTTCTAACAAATATGAGACCATTGAAGATATGTCTCGTAGAGCAGAACCTTTCAAAGTAGATTATTGTGGTTTTGGTTGGATTCTTATCAAGAAAGGTGTCTATGAGAAGATTCCTTATCCTTGGTTTGTTCCAAGAGTCATTCAACTCCAAAAACCTGACGGAACGATTCTGGAAGATGTTTGTTCTGAAGACATCTCAATGTGTGAAGACTTCCGTAAATATGGTTTTGATATTTGGGTTCATCCAAAGGTTCGTGTCGGTCACCAAAAAATGATTACTATTTAAATCTTATGTTAAATTATTCAAATTCGGCACAATCAACAAAACCTCACTTTAATGTTGTAATTACAACACCAGGACATTCAATGTGTGCGGACTATGTGAAGTGTCTACTCGCAACGATCCATACACTGGAAGCAAATAAAATTTCCTGGATTTATCAGAATGAGTATGCTTCTATTATCACAAACGCAAGAGAAGCAACGATTACTGGGTCAAGAAGTTTAGAAGTCTTTAATTCTGCACCAGGAAAAGGTCAATACACTTATGATAAAATCTTCTGTATTGATAGTGATATTGTCTGGAATCCGGAGCAGTTTCTAAGACTTTATGCATCGGACAAAGATTTAATTTCTGCCGTGTACTTTGAAGCACAAGGAAATGATGCAATGATACACCGAAACAAAAAAGACTTCAAACCAACCTCTAGAGAAGAACTACAACTCCTTCAACAACTTGGAGAACCAATTGAAGTTTATGGTGTTGGTATGGGATTTATGTGTGTCAAGTCTGGCGTATTTGAATCACTTAAACGTCCTTGGTTTGGACTCGGTAAGGTCCTACAAGAGGTTGATGGAGTCACTTATGAACTTCCATTAGGAGAAGACTTATATTTCTGTGAGAGAGTTGCAGAGCAGGGACATAAAGTTTATGTAGATCCAAATATCATTGTCGGTCATATGAAGAGTAATGTTGTATGTTGAATTATAGTAACGAAAAGAGAATCCAAAAAACTATAGCAGTTTTTTATCATCTGTATATTCCAGACACCAACAATATGTGGATTTGGTGGGTGGATGAGCAGATGAGTCTACTGAAATCATCGGGTCTTGCTGATAAGGCAACCATTAATATGTGTATTACTCTTCCTCTTGGACTTTATAATTCCAAGACAGGGCACTCATACGATCAAATGGTGACTGAATATATTAAAGATAGATATCCATTTGTAAATATCATTGATATGAGAGGAACAGGGGAGCAACAAAATCTTTATGAGGGTCAAACTCTTGCAAAGATTTACGAACATTGTCTTACTGATGATGGATATGTCTTCTACTTCCACAACAAAGGTATGAGTTCATATACAACTCATATTCCTGGTGCTCTCAAGGATTGGAGGCACTATATGCAATATTTTGATATTGAAAAGTGGGAAGATTGTGTTGCGAAACTTGATGAAGGGTATGATTGTTGTGGTGTTGATTGGGTAGAACGACACGATATTAAACTTGATTTTGTGGTCCAACACTATGCAGGAAACTTCTGGTGGGCACGAAATGATTATATTCGCAAACTGAAGCATCCACTCAAGATTGAAGAGTATATGGATGTGGAAGCAATGATGAGAGAACTGCAAAATTATCGTTATTGTTTTGAACTTTGGATGGCAACCGGACTTCCAAAACAACATTGTTTCCACTATCGTCGTCATCATCAATATGATAATCAAGGTCTTGAACGATACTTTACTTATTATCCTCCAGAAATGTATCGGCGAGATGTTGAGAGAGACGAAACTATCTACGTGAAAAATAAATTGGATATTCTAATGGAAGTTGGAAGTCAAAACAACTTCAACTGGAGAGATCACAGACAGTTTGCTGATTGGTTAGTTCGCAGGATTCAACCAGAAACAATTGTTGATTTGGGTGTTGATTATGCTTATTCAACATTCTGTTTTGCGGTTCCACAAATCGGGCATATTTACGGAATTGATAGTTTTGAGGGAGATTCATTTGCTGGTATAAGAAATACCTATGATTATGTGTTGGAAAAACAAAAAGAACTTGAGTTCAATAACATTACTTTTATCAAAGGATACTTTAATAATGTAGTCAAAACTTGGAATAAGCAAATTGATATTTTACATATTGATGGTCTTCATACATATGAAGCAGTTAAGAATGATTATGAAAAATGGTCTCCATTTGTAAAAGAAAATGGTATAATTCTATTTCACGATACGATGGTTGAGAACCCAGAGTTTGGTGTGAATAGATTTTTTGATGAAATCAATCTACCTAAAACAAACTTTAAACATTGTAATGGTTTAGGTGTTGTATCCAATGATGTCAATATCATTAATGAAATTAATAAAAACTTTGAGGAGTATATTAAATGAAGTTTAATCTTGTAAGAATTGTTCCTGATAATGGATTTGATGTTCATGCACAAGTCTTTCACGAAATTGAGGCATCAGTATTCTTTTCACTTCAACGATTAGGATATGATGTAACCAATAGTGTGAATGACTTTATACCAGACCGAAGAAATATCGTGTTTGGAATGCATCATTGTCCTGTAGATGTTGTAAGACACGATATTCCAAAAAATACGATTGTCTATTCTCTGGAACAAATGAAAGAGCAACCAGAGTGTATGCGTTGGTGTCGTAAGTATCGTGGTCTTGAGGTGTGGGACTACTCCATGAAGAATGTGGAAGTTCTTCAAAAAGCAGGTGTAGAGAATATCAAACACTTTAAGATTGGTTATGTTCCAGAGATTTCATACTTTGAAAGAAATAAACCACAAGACCGAGATATTGATATTCTTGCTTATATGTCTCCTTCACCAAGAAGAGATCACATTATGAATCAGTTTGCAAGTAACAAAAACATAAATTTTGTTGCCGTTCAATCAATTTATGGTGATGATAGAGATGAATTGATTAAGAGAGCAAAGTTGGTAATTAATCTTCATAATCACGACAATCAAATCTTTGAGATGGTAAGAGTAACTCATCTTATTCAAAATAAAGTTCCAGTTCTTTGTGAAAGAAATCCAGATACTGACTTCCCAGATTATATGGAAGGAACTGTATTTACTTCAACTTATAATCGTTTTGTAGATACTGCTTATAGACTTCTCAAGAAACCAGAAGAACTTGATGCTCAGATAGAAAGTGGTCTTGAAATCTTTAAGAAATTTCCGATGGAAAATTTTTTAAAAGAGGTTCTTGAATGAAAGTTATAGATGCCTTTTCTTTTTTTAATGAGTTTGATATTCTTAAACTTCGCTTAGAATATCTTCGTGACGTTGTTGATTATTTTGTAATTAGTGAATGTAATTATACTCACTCTGGAAAATCAAAACCTTATTATTTAAATCAAATCATTCAAGAATTTGATGATGATTTAAAAAGAAAAATCATCCAAGTTCATTATGAACCCGATATAACCACTTATGATTTTTCAAATAAAACCGAATGTGATTTTGAGTCTGGTTTTTGGAAACTTGAAAGGGGGCAAAGGAATCATACCCTGACTGCTCTCTCGCAATTTAATGAAAATGATTTGTTTATGTTGAGTGATGCTGATGAAATACCAAGAAAAGAATTGGTACATTATCTTCAAACAAATTCATTACCTGAAAATAAACTTGCATCCGCAAAATGTGATAATTTTTATTATAATTTCTCTACTTATGAGAATAATACCTGGTGTGGAACTGTATTTGCAAATGTAAAAACTGCTCTTGAGAAAGGTGGAGACTTTTTGAGGGGACATTCTTATGAGTTTCCTTTCTTTGAAAATGCAGGATTTCATCTTACATTCTTTGGTGGCGCAAAACAAATACACGAAAAGTTAAGTTCTTATGCACACCAAGAGTTTAATCAAGAAGACATTAATAATTTAAAAAATATTGAAGATGCAATACAAAATAAAAAAGATGTTCTTCAAAGAAAACACGAAAACAAAAACTTCAAGTCTTATAACTTTTTAAATTTTCCAGAAGATTTTAGAAATCTTATCACTCAAATATTTCCAAAGGAGTTTTATGAAATGACCGAACAAGAAGTAATTACAAAACCAGAATACTTACACAACAATATGCCTCCTCTTCTGGAAGCAGTCTTAAATCCTGATGGTACAGGAGGCACAGAGATTATGGGTCGTGCCTGGCAGGATTATGTTCTTCCTGTTGCTCCTGACCTTGCTGACTGGCACTGGTGCGTGATTCCAGGTGATAACGTCCTTTCTCCTGATAGTTCTAATATTGTGTGGTTACATCCCCATCATATGGAAGAAGGAATTGAGAGATTGTTGGATAAGGAGTTCCAAAAACACTTCAAGGCATATGTCTTTGTTTCTAACTGGCAGTATGAAAGATTTGCCGAAAGACTACAACTCCCAATGGAAAAGTGCTATGTGCTAAAGAATGCTACTCAACCTTTTGAACCTCATAAGAAACCAGAAGGAAAACTTCAATTAATATTTCATCCAAATCCAATTCGTGGTCTTGATATTCTTCTTGAGTCTATTAAACTCATTCCAGAAGAAGACTTTGAACTGCATATCTATCACGAACTTGATCCTGATGAAAGAAAGAAACAATATCAAGAAGGACTACAGACTTATGAGTATGCAAATATTAATCCACAAGAAGAAGAGTTTCTTCGTTATTGCTTAAGACTTGCTAATGATGATAAGAGAGTTGTTCGTCATACTCGCACAAATAACTCTAAGATTCGTGAGCAGTTAATGAATACTCATATCTTTGCTTATCCTACTTACTTTATGGAAACATCTTGTATCTGTATGATTGAAGCACTTGCTGCTGGTTGTTCTGTTCTTTCTTCCAATCTTGCAGCACTTCCAGAAACTGGACTTGGGTTTGCTCGTCATTATGGTTTTATTCCTGATAGACAAAAACATATTGAAAGATTTACTAGAGAACTAAAGAGAACCATTACTGAATATAAAAATGGTGAATTTGATAGTACTGACCAAGTTAAAAAAGCAAATGAGTATTATAGTTGGGATACAAGAGTTCAAGATTGGATTAAATTCTCCAAAGAATTATGGAGAAAAAGTTGATAAATAAAAATAAAATTAATTACGAATTATGGCAACTGAAACGACAACAATTACTTTACCATTAGATCATCTTTATTATTTGACGGTTGATTCTAATAATCAAACTGGATATACACTTGATGAAGTTCAATCGTTGATTGATGAAAAAGGAGGAAGTTTTGAGATTGAAGCAACTATTACTCATCCAGTTCCACCTCCTTATACTATAGAGGGGGACATTGCTGCTCATCAAGAAAGAATTTCTAACAACGAGCAATACTTAACTACTTTGAGAGAGCAATTTTCTAGTCTTGAAGAAGTGACCGATGAGTATACTCGTATTGAAGAGCAAATTGCTTCAATTGAGCAAGACATTCAAAATTGTGAAGATCATATTCAGTCCTTACAAACTACTTGACATCCAACTCAAAATCCCTTATAATATGAAGGTCTTCAACGTCCTTGTATCTTTGGGAATGAAGACCCTTTCTGTGGTTGGAAAGGTAAGATGGTGGTATAATAGGAGGAGAGAAATTTCCTCTTTTTTCTTATATAAATTATTACAGATATTAAACAATTATGAATTTTGTCGTTTATTCCAAACAAGATTGTCCACATTGCTACAAAGTCAAACAAGTCCTAGAGTTGACAGGAAGCGACTTTGTGGTGTATAATCTTAACGAACACTTCACCAAAGAAGAGTTCTATTCTGAATTTGGTGAAGGTTCATCATTCCCACAAGTTATTTGTGACAACAAGAGATTGGGCGGTTGTACTGATACTGTCAAGTTTCTAAAGGAGCAACAAATGGTATAATGTCAGGCATAAATAATGATATAACACTAAATCGTGGTGTAGAACTTATACTTACTGGAGGAAAAAGAAAACAACCTAAACTTTTTCATCTTATATTTGAGAAGATGATTTCTTTTTTCAAACGAGAAATAACCATCTATCTTGAATTTTCGATAAAGTCAAGGAAAGTCGAGTAGTTTCCTAGGAGAAAAAAAATGTTGGCAACTAGTTTAGTTATAGGTTCATTCTTAACCGTACTATTTTTCATAATGGGTCTTATGTTGGGTTGGGTCGGCAGAGAATATATGATGACTCATCAGGAAGGACCAAAGCAAATTGCCTATCATCCAGAGTTTTATGATAAGGACGGCGATCTTATTGACGAAGAAATCGTCTCTGTAAGATTTGAACCCGGATACTTTGATGATGACGATGATGATGACGATGAAGAAGATTAAACTCTAAATATCATTAAGATTATAATTACATATTAAACAATTATGACAGCGACAAAAGCAAAACCAAAAACAACCCCATCGGTAAATATTGATTTGCCAGCAAATCCTTTTACCTTTGAGGTTCTGAATTTAGTATCAAAGCAAAGAACCAATATCAAAAAAGTTGAGGTTCTACAAAAATATAATGACCCATCACTGAGGGCAATTTTTATCTGGAACTTTGATGAAAGTGTGACATCTTCTCTTCCGGTAGGTATTGTTCCTTATTCGAGTGTGGGAGAGCAAGGTTCATTTAGTGGAACTCTAAGTGAGAAGATTGATGATGCCGTAGGGAAAATGAGTGAACTTGGTTCTAATTCACTTGGTTCACAAGATCAGGGTTTTTCATCAATTCGTAAAGAATATTCAAAGTTTTATAATTTTATTAAGGGTGGAAATGATAGTCTGAGTTCTCTTCGTAGAGAAACGATGTTCATTAATGTTCTACAAGGTCTTCATCCTCTAGAAGCAGAGATTCTGTGCTTGGTCAAAGATAAACAACTTGAGACGAAATATAAAATCACCAAAGAACTTGTCTCTCAGGCATACCCAGAAATTGTATGGGGGGGTCGTTCGTGAGTAAAACTGTAGTAGTAGAGGAAGAAATTATGCAGTGGACTCCAGAAGAAAAAAAAGAAACTTCCTCCCGTTACGGTTGCGAAATTCTTTTTGAACGCACTACTCTTGCTCAAGTAAAAGATCCTTCTTTACCAAATGATGCTTATCTAATTGTGTATCGTGTAAATGATGAGACTCATGTAGACTTATGTCGTGGGACCAGAGTTAGAATATTTGATATGTATTATGATAAGTTCGGACCCGGATCGGTTCAAAAAATTGACTTTGGATACGGAAGAGTTTCTCCTAGAATATGGGGGTACAGAGCACCCGAAAAGAAAAAGCGAAAGTGATTTCCTAGAAAGGTGGAAAAAAATCCCCCAAAAAATTCACCCAAAAAGGGTTTTCAGGAGAGGATTGACAAGTCCTCTCTTTTTTTGTATAATGAATTCAGAATATTAATCTAAATGGATACTGAAAGACTAAAACTCATTATTCGGAATATGGAACTGCTTTTAGATTCTCTCAAGGCAGAGATATATTCTGATATACCACAATACAAGTATGATGACATTAAACCAGAGGAAATTGACTATGATGAGGTTTTTTAACTGATGTCTGCAAGAGCAAAAAAACTTATAAAAATGTTGGAAAGATTGATTAAGCAAGACCACTTATATTCTGATGAACAACTCAAGCAAATGAAATCACAATTGCGAGTTATCAAAGAAGAACTTGCGGAATTAGAAGCAAAAACATCAAAAGGATTTGGAAAATGAAACCAATTAAAGCAAAGGACCTTTTAGAACTTGACCGTTATATGCAAGTTGTGATGATTCGTCAGACACAACTTCCACAAACTCTTGTTTATCAGGCAGGTAAGAATGATTATAGTGAAGACCCTATTCACACCAAGTTTCCTCCTGCGGAAAAGGAATGTGGTAAATGGGTGATTGAACAGTTACTTGCAAATGAACGAGGGCACTGGGGACCACTTGAACATCCTGCCATTTCTTTGGATTGTGTTGGGTTTGTTCATAATGTAATGGTACAGGCAAGAACTCACCGTGTTGGAGTTTCTTTTGATGTTCAGTCTCAGCGTTATACTGGTCGTCGTGTATTGAAGGTTGCGACTGGCGACCTGAAACCCGAAGAGGTTTTCTATGTGCGTCCAGAAGGTCTCTATCTGGACCGTAAAGGGCACAAGTACGAATGGACGAAGGATGACTACGAAAGGCAACTAAAGTTCTGTCTGGCGGCATCTGAGAGGTATGCAGAGGGTTATGAGAAGCGTGGTATGGCAGAGGAACATCTTCGTGATTATCTTCCTCAAAACATTCGCCAGAACTTTGTAGTTTCGTTCTCTCTCCGTGCCGCACTTCACTTTCTAGACCTTCGTGCTAAACTTGATGCTCAAGTAGAGATTCAGGCATTATGTGAAGCGATGGTGCCAGTAATGAGAGAATGGGTTCCTGAAATCTTCAGTTATTATGAGGATCGCAGGTTACATAAAGCTCGCCTTGCCCCCTAAATATTTTGTAAATTATTATACCTTATGTGCCCAACTTACAGATTTGAGAATACAGAAACAGGTGAAATCTTTGAGAAATGGATGCTTATGGCAGAAAAAGACCCATATCTCAAAGAAAATCCTCATATGAAACCTCTTATACCAACACAAATGAATGTTGGAGAGGCATCTGATTGGAGGGATAAATTAACACAAAAACACCCCTCTTGGAACTCGGTTTTGGAAAAAGCTAGCAAGGCTCCCGGTTCAACTGTAAAAAAACTTTAAACACTTATGGCAAGAAGAAAAAGAGCAGAGCAACCAATCGGTGTTGGTCTTACCACTCGTCAGGCAAAGCGTAAAAAACCTTTAAGTAGTGAATATCTAGTAGATATTGACCCACTTACCGAGAATCAGAAACTTTTATTTAAGTATTATGATGAGGGGAAAAACATTTTCGCTCACGGTGTTCCTGGTAGTGGAAAAACTTTTTGTCTTCTCTATAAAGCACTCAAAGAAGTTTTAGACGAAAGAACTCCTTATGATAAAATTTATATTGTGAGAAGTTTGGTGCAAACTAGAGAAATTGGTTTTATGCCAGGTGGGGAAGATGATAAAAAATCTCTCTTTGAGATTCCTTATAAGAATATGGTAAAATATATGTTTCAGATGCCTAGTGATGTAGATTTTGATATGCTTTATGGGAATTTAAAGGCACAGAATACTATTTCTTTTTGGTGTACTTCTTTCATTCGTGGTATTACATTAGATAATTGTATTATTATTGTAGATGAGGCACAAAATTGTTCGGCACACGAAAGTTTCTCTGTAATCTCAAGATGTGGTGAAGATACGAAAATTATGTTTGCTGGAGACATCGAACAGAGTGATTTAGTTAAAATGAGTGAAAAGACTGGTATTATTGATTTTATAAGAGTAATTGATGCTATGCCTTCTTTTGAGAAGATTGAGTTTGGTGTTGATGATATTGTCCGCTCAAACTTAGTTCGTGAATTTGTAATTGCTAAAAAATCTTTAGGTTTGTGATAATGTGCTATAATACTTAAAAGTGGAGATATAATGTTTAATCATCTTGATAATGTACTTCCAAAACTTGAAAGAGAAACAGTAGACGGGGTGAGGTATTATAGCATCCCAGATGGAGACCAATTGCTGAAGTTGGTCTCTATTACTTCCGTAACCAGTCATTTTAATAAGGAAATCTTTGTCAAATGGCGTAAAAGAGTTGGTAATGAGGAAGCAGATCGAATAACCAAGGCATCAACAAGTCGTGGAACTGATATGCATACCTTGGTTGAAAATTATCTTTATAATAGAGACCTTCCAACAGTTCAACCTCTATCAGATTTTCTTTTTAAGATTGCTAAAACAGAACTGAATAAGATTAATAATATTCACTGTCTGGAAGGTGCTATGTATAGTAGGCAACTTGGTGTGGCAGGAACAACGGACTGTATTGGGGAGTTTGATGAGGAACTTGCCGTAATTGACTTTAAGACTTCTAAAAAACCAAAACCCAGAAATTGGATTGAGAATTATTTCGTTCAGGCAATGTTTTACGGTATGGCATATTATGAGATGACTGGTATTCCGATTAAGAAACTAGTAATCATTATGGCGTGTGAAGATGGTGAATGTGTAGTTTACGAAGAAAGAGACCTTAAAAAGTATATGAAACTCGTGGTTGAATACATCAAAAAGTTTGTGAATGATAAACTCGAACTGATGTCTACTTGACTAATTGATTATTATATCTTATAATACATATTATTACTGCTAAACTATGACAAACATACTAGCAACATTTCTAGAGATTAATATAGAAGATATGGAATCACCCGAATCAAATAAAGAATTAGAAAAAGCAATTGAAGATAAGTTTCTTACACCTTCTAAGTTTGCCATAGAAATTGAAAAAATAGTTGCCGAAGAAAACTGCAATTATATTGATGCGATTTGTCATTATTGTGAAGTTAATGGACTTGAAATCGAATCCGTGACGAAACTAGTTTCAAAGCCACTCAAAGAAAGATTAAAGTATGATGCTATCAATCTAAACTTTATGAAGCGAATTTCGAAAGCAAAGTTGCCTCTTTAATATAAATACTTAAAAAATATTGCAGATGAAAACTTTTAGTCAATTCATTAATGAAGCAAGAACTGCGGAGAGTGATAAGGCATTTTTTGATAGAATTAAAAGGCAAGCAGCTGCGGCTGGGGATAAATTCCCAGAATTAACTGCTGCTCAAGCAGCAATAGAAAGTGGATATGGGACAGCTAAAAGTGGAAAAAATAATGTATTCGGTGAAAAGGGAACTGGAACCACTAAAAGAACAAGAGAAGTTGTTAATGGTAAAGATGTCTATGTTAATGCAGCATTTAGAGATTTTGATAGTGAAGAAGATTCTACAAAAAATAGAGTTAAAAAATGGTCATATAAGTATGGTGATGCCAAAGATTTAGAAAGTGCGGCAAGAAATTTACAATTGCCACCAGGAGCTAGAATTCCTGGAACAAATCAAAAAAGTCACGGTGTTTATGCTACTGATCCAAATTATGTATCAACACTCACTCGTATTGCTAGGGAGCAGGGAGGTTCTGGTAAATCTGGTTCAGCATCTTCAACTCCAACTCCAATAGTACCAAAAGCACGAGTTCTTTCCAAATTAAAAGGTGTAGAAGGAACTGGAGTTGGTAAAGATTTTGTTACTAGAAAGTGGAGTAATCCAGAAGGATCAAGATATAAAGCGTTTGGAGGAAAGTAAATTTATTTTTTAATTATGTCACCATTTGAAACTTATCAAGCATATTTGGGTATTAAGAATCACTTTTCTAATCCCAAATATGATTACTTTAAATATAAAAAGACAAGAGCAACGCTAACTTCCTTCAATAAGCGAAAAGACAAATACTTCTTTGAGAAGTCTTCAAGAAAATATAACGACAAAGAAATAGTAGATTTTCTAGTATCAAACTTTGTAGCAGCAGACAATACAAGTAACTTATGGATTGGAGAAATTATAAATTCTGGCGAAAGAACCTACCAAGAATGGATGAAAAGGCAGCAGAGTCTGACTTACTTATTCAAGGAGCAATCGACAGAATTGTTCTCTCAGGCAAAATTAGAGAATGTATTCGACTGCTCGAAAGGTCATCCAATTCTTCTCAAAACATTTCTAAAAAGTGAATTGGCACCCGAAATAATGGTAATTTATGATAAAATATTTTCGTATATTAGTGAGTTTGACAAGAAACTTCTGGACCCTGTTTGGGAAACCGTAAGTTTGAAAATTCGGAAATATAAACCTTTTATACATATTGATATATTCCAGTACAAAAAACTTTTACGGGACATTATAAATGAGTAGTTTTTTTGATTCTGATATTATTCAGGATGAACTAAAAGAAATCAATCAACTTCAAGAGTTTATATACAATAGTATTTT